GGGTTCTTTGAGTTAGTAACTACCTCTTTAATTGCATCAGCTTTTCCTTGTTCGTAAAAATGTTGTGCAATCTTATCAGAGTTCATAGCAGCATACAAAGCCTTGTGATAACCTTTTGTGTCATTAATGTTTCCTTCTTTATCCAGGAACTTCCCGAGGAAATTATTAATATCCGACTGTTTATCTGCAACTTGTTCGTTATTTTGTACAGTGTATCTAAATCTTTTTTCACCAACATTGTATTCAAAACCTTTGAAATCATTAGTGAATAAGCTTTTAGTGTCCTGCTTGAAACGATCGTGTCGCGTTTTAGACTCGTCTTCATTCTTCTTGTAGCGATTGAAAAAATCAGAAGCTTCTTGTTGTTCTTTGGTTACGCCGGGTCTCAACTTGATTTCGTCGTAGTATTTACCTTTAAGATCTTCTAAGAAACCCTTTGCTTTTGCAACCTCTTCTTTAAACGCAAGTTTTTTCTTTCTGATGTCTCGCTCATCATCTTCGTCTTCATCATAACTAAATTTATCTTCCATTAAGAATTCAATCTCTTCAAGATCTAAATGCGGTCGTGATTTTCTATAATATTCTTTTATTAAAGTTTCATTATTTATTGAGGAGTAGTCAGCGTTTAGTCTAACGTAATCTTCAACTGTTCCACCAGTTTCCTCCATAAAAGTAACTAGCTTCTCTATATTTTCTGGTAAGGGTTTTCCAGTATTGATTTGTTCTTGAATATGTTTTTCAACTTGCGCCTCAATAACTGTTACCTCTTCTTTTACTTCTTCCTCTGTTATTTCTTGAATAACATTTGCTGGTTCTACTTCTTGTAATTGCGTTACCTCTTCAATAACTTCCGGCTCTATACTTGGTATAACAACTTTGGTAATTTCTTGATCTTCTCTGTTTACTGATAAATCTACTTTTGTAACTTTATCTTCTGTAGTTAAGCTTTTAGGCTTCCTTGGTTTTGAGATTTTAAAATCTCCTTCTTGTTTTACAATTTCTGACATGATATAATAATATAAAATTAGTTAATAAGTATTGTTACATACCAAACATTCCGGCTAAATCGTCATTGCCTTCAAAGTCTTTGGGTAATGCATTATTTTTTCTTTGATCTATTAATTCTGATTGCTGAGTGGCTTGGATTTTTGTTCTTTTATCTTTTCGATCTTCTGCTTCTGTTTGTAACTGTTGTTTTGTTTGTATACTAGCTTGAGCTAATTGAAGATCATATTGGAATTGTTGTTCCATAATCTGTTGCTTAAATTGCATCTCTGCTTGTAATTTCTGCATTTCAAGTTGAGACTTAGCTTTCTCTATATTTATAGTTTCTTGCGTTAATGCTTGTTGCTTTTGAACTTCAAACAATGCAGCTTGCTGTGCCGTTTCTTGATTAGCTTGCGCTTGAGCTTGTATGTTTCTCATTTGTGCCTCTTGAGCGGCTTTCTGTTTTTTATTCTTTCTTAACTTTAGCATTTGATTTGCTAACTTTAAGTTTTTTATTTGGCGTATATCGATAGCATCGTCTAAATCAATTCCTCCACTTTGTAAAGCAACCTGTATGTTTTGCTCTAACATTGCTTTTTCTTCTTCGTCTGGTTCTAACTCTAAGTATATACCAAAGTCATGAAGATTCAAATTCTTAATTTCTCTTAATGTCGATGTATTATAAGTTGTGATGCTTTGCTCCAATACTTTTGCAGTAAGGGGATAATCCAAGCAATCTGCAATTCTAAGAGATATGTTTTCACACGTTCTAAGCGTTAAATACATACTTGCCTGTACCAAATGCTTTGTGGCGGTATTTGATGCGTTTACGGCCATCTTTTGAAGCCCTACTAATGCGTCTCTATCTGGCATACTTCCATCACGTGCTTCATTAAGCCCCGTGACATCACGTATCATCTGTAAATAGTATTGGTAAGTTTGTATAAGAGAAGCTATTTTTGCTTGACCAGATGAACTACTTAATTCTTGAATCGGTACTCTTGCTAAATTTTGACCTCCATCTTGCGTTAAAGATCTACCAATGATACTACCAGTTTGAAAGTACATATTCAATGCTTCTGCTGGATTGTAGTTTGTACCATTACCTAAATCAATCTCGGCTAATCCATCAATATCTAAAAACACTCCATCTGGAATTATCTTAGACATTACTTGCTGTAGCTTTAAGTGAGTCAATTGAATCATATCCGCAAACCCTGTAATCTTGTTTACAGTAGAATCAATTCTACCTTTATACATTCTAGGAGCACAAATAACATAATTCATTTCTACCTTAGTTGTATCAGCATAAGGTCTTGACATATTTTCTGATAGCTTCCATTCTAGCATAGTATTTGTACCAAGGATTTTAGCCCCTGTATAAAGTACTTCTATAGTTCTAGAAATTCTTTCAAAGTTATCATTTGGAGGTGGATTAAAATCATCTGTTTTTTCAATAGCTTTTTCTAAACCGTTATCACCGTATTTTATTTTAAACACTTGATTCATATAAGTCTTATATTCAAAATATAATACTTGGACCGTGTTTTCATCATAGTTACCCCATCCTGTTATATACTGTCTATTACCAGGCATTTGTTGTATTTTATACAACTCTTCTTCGGTCAAGTTTGGGAATTCTTTTTTTAATTCAGGAATTGTAACTGCTTTAACTTCTCCAACATAATATATGTCATCAAAGTTTGGATCTTCTGTATATGAATATACTAAATAAGCAGGGTCTACGTATTCGGCTTTTATACCCTCTGATACATTAAAATTTGTTTTAACACAAGCAATACCTAAAACGGTTAAATCGTAGTTTAATCTTCTTCTAGTTAAATCCCATTTGTTTGATGCTAACACATTATTGATAGCCTCTTCTTCTGCAATCTCAATTGATTGTTTATAGGATAGTTGCATGTGAAGATCTAACTCTTCTTGATTCTCAGGCAGAGCATCGGCTGACAATGGCGAAGCAGAAAAATCCTGTCCCGTAACGCCGTTTGCTTTGTTTAATAAATCCTGAGAATACATATCTCTTAATATAGATTGTGCGTATGCTGTTCTATTTTTTAAGGACTCTTGATCTTGAGCGTATGCTTTTATATCGTAAGTCTTTTGAGACATACCATTTACTACAATATCTACAAACTTGGATATAACAGGTACCGGTTTCCAATCTATATTAAGATAAGATAAATCACCATTAGTTGCTAATTCATCTTTATATTTTTGAACCGATTGTTCTCCTCTAGCATATAATCTTAATTGATGAAAATTATTCCAGTTGGATACATATCTATTTTGAGTGGTCCTACCTTGGTCAAACCATTCTTGTTCTATAGCACGAGATACCTGTAAGCCGTATTCTTCTGATGCTTTATCTGCATCACTAACAACTTGACTTGGAAAAGCGCTATTTGTATTTGTGTATATATTCATTTGTATATTTTTGATGAAGAACCTGTATTATCGTATTTCTTAAACCCTAAATCATATACGGGCCTAACAAAAGGCATTATTGGTACGTACCTATGTTTGTTGCATGCCATTATAGCCAATCCAGAACTAATAGAAGCATCATGCTTTGTTCTATCATTAATATTAAATCTAGCCCAATCATTTAATGTTTTATTAAAATACATATCACCGTATCCGGTTTCTTTTAATCCAACATGATCTTCTATATAAGATTCTATTGCAGCGGCATGCGCTTGTTTTATATCTTCGCTTGAATTGGGTATTCCACCAATGTCTTTTTCTGTTATAGATAACTTATTCCATACTTTATCAGGCCTATTCATAGAGTAACCTCTATACCCTCTTCTTTTAAAATGAAATAACAATCTAGGCTTATTATTTTCTGCTAGTATTGGCATACCATAAAACACGCAAGCCATTAATACCTCTTCAAAAAATATCTCAGCAGTCTGAGGCCTTGCAATGTATTCTAAAAAGAAACTGTTTGGAGGGACGTCTTCCATTGAAAACTTAGTCAATCCACTTAAAGAACCATTAGATCCTTTACCATCTACTGTTCCAGATATATCATAAGGGTCACAACCAAATGCGCCACAATGTTCATTACCTGGATACTTAAGACCGTTTCTTGTTATAATATTGTTTTGCAAATGTATTGGCGGAATCCAAGAAATTAAAAACCTACCGTTCTTATTTGGGTAGAATACAACCCTTGTATCAGGCATTCCGTTCTCCCACTGAAAACTTCCTTGAGTTAAAACGCTTGTATGTCGTAAATCATCGTTGTAATCTATTTGCTCGTATATTTTTGTAAGATTAAACAAAGATTGCTTTGCTTCATCTCTAAATGCGTGTTGTTCTGTTCTAGGGAACTGGCGGTAGTATTCATTTAAACCGTCTTGATCTGATTTTAAACCATCTACTTCATTTTGCCAATGCTCAATAACACCATATTCTATTTCATTTCCGTCAACACCTTTGATGGGTTTTTCTGGAGTGTCGAAGACAGGTAAGCCATAAGTATCAATGAATCCTTCGTAGGACCACTCCATAGGTATAAACAAACTATATAATCCTGAGCTAGTCTGTCCATTGCGGTTTCTTTTTGTAACATCAGAATTATAATAAAGTTTTTTAAAATTCTCTCCTCCTTTGTCAAGGGCATTTGATGTTGAGCCCATCATACACTTACCAATAATTCTACTACCTAATCGAAGAGTTGTTTTTGTAACCCTCCAGTTATTTAATATATTATCAGGTCTTTCCCATTTACCACTCTCATCGTGTACTAAAAGTTTTAACTTTTCACCATCATAAGAGTTGTCTCCAGTGTTTTTCCAGTCGATCGTTGTATCAAGCCCTTCAAGTTCATCTAATTTTTCATTAGAATCTAACTTGCGTCTTGTTAGTTTCGAGGCTGGAATCCTATATGCAAGTTCCGTTTTAGGTCTATCCATACCATCTTGGATAGGTTTAAAAAAGAAAGGATAATTAAGCGATATTGGAACTACTTTGTCTGTAAACATTTTCTTAGCATCTGCTCCAGACTTAGACAATATACCAAACCTAGAATCACTAGATATAGTGGCTAAGTTAACTAATTCAGCGGAGGACATAAAAGAAAATCCAGAACGTCTATTTTTTAAATAGCACATACCGTAAGCCCTTGGATCTGCTTTACAGGCTTCCCAAAATATAAAAAATAATCTATTTGATTCTCTAAAATCAGGAGCTCCTACGTCAATCTTGCTCCATTGCAAGTACATGTAATGTGCACCTGTTATATAAGTTGGTTTACCATTATTATAAAAGAATAAACCTTCTTCTCTATATTTAAACTCATTGTCGATATAATCGTACCATCTGTCTTTAAAAACATCTGGTTGTTTATTCCAATCAAAAGTATTTTTAATTTTACTTATTTCTTTTGGGAAATTCATTTGTTCCCAATATTGTTCTTCTTTAACTTTAGATCTTGAATAAGTATCTTCAGCTAATGGTAATGCTATTTTTAGATTTTGGATTTCAAGTATTTCACCAATCTTTCCAGTTTTACTAATAACAACCATATCATGAATCTTATCATATCCATACTTCCATTTTTTAAGGCGGTTGTTTTGTTTTATAATACTAGACTTTACATAGTCTGGTACTATCTTGTATAAAGTTTGCTTGTACATTATTTAGATCTTCCTTCCGCAAAGCCTTTAAATACTTTAACCTCTATATCTCTATCTCCATCTAATAACATTTTTTCTTCTTCTTCTATTCTAGTAAGAATTTCAAAAGCATCAAATATGGCTAATTTTTTAGTGGCAGCCGCGTTCTTTAATTTATCTGCAGACAAATCATCATCTCCATTATTTAAAATAGCTTCTTCAGCTACCTTAATTAATTCAAGAACTGCTTTGTGTCCAGCTAGGATTATATTCTGCTTCGTTTCCTTTATATTCATATTTAATTACAATATCATTAGATTTCATACAATAAAGTCTTTGCCCTTCGACAACAAACTCAAATTCTCCATTAGGAGTATAACCCACAAGGTCTCCCTCGTTGATTTTAAGCGCTTTTAAAGAACTATTACCGTATTTTAATATACCAATAAGACGTTGTTCTTTATCGAGCTTTAAATGATCAATATTTTTTAAAGGCTTAATAAAACATCTGTCACCAAATGACATCCATTTTTTATCTCTTTTATATAAATAAATTTGATCTATATCACAAAAATATAAATCGTTTATAAAGTACGATCTACTATTTTTTTGCTTACCCTTCATGTCATAGAATCTTCTAAAAACATTGTGGTGTATTATTACAAAATCTCCAACTTGTATATCTGTTGAATAAGCTAGCGGGATTGAAACAACCTCCGCTAAGTTATTCACAGATTTAAAACTTTCTATTTTTGTATTGAGCACTAGGTTTCCACCTTCTACTTTAATTTCATTATCGTATCTTTGACCTACTGGTTTTACGATAAAACTAAATACACTTGTCATTAGTATTCTAAATCATATTCTACAGAGATAGCCATGTTAGAATTAAACTTCTTCCATGGCATTACTTCATCTCCTTTTTTTATGTATATGTTATATGAAGAATCTTTTGTATCTAACTTAATATAAGTTATCTCATGACCTCCATATACGGATTGGCCAATAGAATAATGCATTGCTTCATTCTTATAGTCAACACCTATACTTATTTTTCTAATAATGTTATCCATTATTTTGAAGCATCTTCTTCGGTATTTTCAATTAAAGTATAAGAACCATCTTCTAAATTAATATTAATTGGTCCGTATTCTTCTTGTAATACATTTTTAAATTCCTCAGCAGCTTTATTAACTTCTGCTACTTGATGTAAAAGACTATGCTTTTGTGATTCTAACACTCCAATGTTTGTTAAAATACTAGTAAGTTCTTTTTGATGTTTTACAATTGTACTTAATTGATCTTCTTTAATCTTAGTTGTTGTTTTCATTTTATTTAATTTAATTATTAATTAGTAGCAACGTGTCAGAGTCGAACTGACTTAAGCGGGCTTATGAGACCCGTGAGATACCTTACCTCCCACCTGCTATTTTATTTTACATATTAATTATTAAGGAGGCGGAGCCGGAGGCGGAGCTGGGGTAGGCCAACCTATCGCAATACCAATACCCATTCCCATTAGTAAAGCGCTATTATGTCAGCGCAAGTGGTTGATTCCGGAAGATCACTGTCAGTTGCCCATATTGCATTAACTATCACAGGAAAAAAAGTTCCGCTAGGTATGTTTTTAAATATAGTTTTAACATCTCCACCGGGATTACCTCCAACCACACTACATATTAAAGTACCCCCAGTACCTATATATAAAGCTGCTGGTTTAAATGGTTGTCTGCCTGTTTCAGTAAAAGAATCTCCAGCTATAGGCGCATAGCCTGCTATTGTTCCAAAGTCTGGTTGATTTCCGTATTGTCCCATAATCTATTTTTTAAATATTCTATTGTATATTTGTTTTTTATTCTTTGTATTAGATTTAAACTCTAAAACAGTATCTCCAGGAAATGAATAATCTTCACCTGGTTGCATTTCTTTTGTATTACCTAAATTATCAATACCTAATACGGTA